TGCGCTGCGCTGTGGGTCTGTCAGTCTGTGCATATTGATAGAAAGCCCTGTGAACCAATAGTTAGGATCCGCGCGCAACAAATATTCCGCCAGCACCAAAGCATCAGCGTCAGTCAATAATGGGCTATCAGTAATGACGATACTTTGAACTCCATAGTTATCTTGTGACGTTGTATCTGTGCTTTGTTGGTCTGTTGGTGTCGGCTCCGAAGGATTAGGTGCAACGATAACGATAACATCATTGAGAATACTGTCTGGTCTGATAGATGTTTTTCTGGCAATAATTTCAGCCATGTCGGTACCTACTCATAAACAACTTCCAATGTCGCATACGGAATCTTAGTGGCATCATTATCAGCGAAGATAATTGTCGGTGATTCAGCTGTGCTGTTAGGTGTGCGTGCTTCCCAATTCAACGCCCCATTGCGATCAATATAGAAACGTCCCTGCTCTGCTTCTGCCACCAGCATGTTGAAATACGCCAATGGCGTTTGTGTAGCAACATCAAGGTTTGAAAGATTGGCAACACCGGCATCAATAATTGGCGCGGGATCAGTCGGGAAACTTACTTCTGGCAAGCCAAGAATCCTGTCCACCCTCGCACCTGATGTTTCTGCTGGTGGCGTAAAACCATTGATAGTTGTTGTTGATAAGTTCAGGAACGCGTCGGCGCATTCAATACTGATCATGTTGTGTCCATCTATGCTAAACTCTGTGTTGTAATGCACGATGAAACCAATGAACAAAAACTCATTGTTGCGTGAAATGCGTACCTGCCTGCGCGGTTCAAAACCTAGACGCCCACGATCAACATTCCAATACGGACTGGCACTATTGGCAACACTGAACTTATCTTGACCTAGCAAATCATCAATAGTGATGCTGCAAGTAGCAGCACCAAACTGCGCGTCTTGGCTACTGCGCCCACGTTTTATAGAAACACCAACAACATATTCAGTCACATCAAAGAAAGTTGTAGAACCTTCTAAAAAGTTGTCGTCAAGAATACCTAGAACATCATCGTCAAGGGTAAAAACATTCTGGTAAAAACCTGCGTCAAGTTCAACCTTGTATGTGCCAATGTCATTCAAGCCACTCATTTATGCCACCTGAATATTGATGGCTCCGGAACGCCTATTGAACTTACGTAATTCAGCAACAATAAGATCCGGCAACGTTTCATCAGCGATCTTGCTATTGATATTCACAATGTATGTATCGCCACCACCGCCAAGACGATCCAAAGGAATAACTGCTTCCGGTGCTTTTTCCCCGATGAGCGCGAATGTGGGTTGGCTCACGATGCCACCACGTGCCATTTGCGGTATTCCGTTTTGTTGTGCAAACTCATTGAAACGTTGCTTGCGTTCAGCGCGCGACGTTGCGTTCTTTCCTGCGTCAATGTATCCCTGAATGGTCTTGAACTTTTTGCCCAATTGTTTATTGACCGTCGCAAGGAAGTCTTTGCGCTTGCCGGTCACATCAACAACACCAGTTTGGCTTTCAGCCTTGGCGCGTTCGCCTTTTGAAACACCAACACGTGCTGCTGACAATTCACGTTCTGCTTCTGCCAACCGCAACTTTGCTTCGGCTTCGCGATCTATTGCCTCGGCAACATTGTTTGCTGCTTCCACTTCATCTGCTTTGGCATCGTTCAACTCTTTCAAAGCATCTTTGTATGTAGTGCTTTCAGTTGTTGCGCCATTGATCAATTCGTTCAATGTTGTTTGTGCAGTGATAACTTCATTGTTTGCATCACGCAAAGCAATAGTCTGTTCTGTTTGTGCCAACTTTGCTTCTGCCAAAGCAATCTCTGCTTCACGGATCTCTTGAACTGTTGCCTCGCCGGAAGCGCGTAGATCATTCAATTCCTTTTCGGCATCAGTCACAGCGAACGATGCTTTCTCCGAATCCAAAGTAGCGCGCGTCTGATCGCGTTGTGCTTGTTCTAATGCTTCTTGTGCAGCCTTCGCCTGATCCGAATTGGCACCAAAGCCACGCACGATCTGGTCATAACGAGCTTGTGCCACAGACACTTTGTTTGTGGCGGTTTCAAGTTTCTGCTTCGCACTCGTCGTATCTTTGATGGCTTTCGTATATGACTTTTGATCAGAGCCAAAACCTTTCAAAGCACTAACATACGCACGTACTTTTTCTTTCGCTTTATCAACAGCACTGCCCAAACCGCCGGTTGCGCCACCTGCACTGTTTTGACCGCTAGTGAAAATTGCTAACGCGTCAGTTGTTGCTTGTGTTTCTTTGCGCATTGATTGGAACAATTTGATGGAAGCAATAAAAGCATCAATCTGTGCTTTGGTGGCATTGGTTAGTGCAGGTATCTTTTGGCGCAAGTTATCGTAAGCAGCAGCCTGTGTATCAATGTTTGGGTTTGCGCTACGCGTTTGTTGGTCAAGGTTCTCAACATCTGCTGCAACAGAATCAACAGCAGCAGCCCAATCAGTAATCGCACCTTTGTTGTTATTGACGTAATCTTTCAATACGTTGATTGACGCGCCATATTGCGTCAGAACATCAATAGAACTCTTGAACGCTGGATTCGCGCGATACAAGTTTGCCAACGCTCTGTCTTGTGCGTCGCCTTCCAATTCCAAAGCATCAACAAAGTCCACTGTTGCTTGTTGTGCCTTTGACTTTTGTTTTGCATAGGAACCATAGATAGCAGCAGCCAATGTAAGCAACGCTGTGATGCCACCGGCTGCCAACATAGCGATCTTCGCCTGCCCCAAACGCGTAATTAGTTGAGAAACCGCACCGCTGGATAACGTCGTAATAATTTTCATTGCACCCATAGCAGCCGTGTATGAAATGGTTGCCACACGCACAGCAATGAACGCACCAGTCAAACCAACTACGAGCTTGCCGAAAGTGCCCAAACTAGAAATACCATTCAAGATGCTTCCGGTCAAATACGTGATGCCTGCGCCGACACCCTTTTCGCCAACGATGTCAGCAAACGTGGACATAACAGGCACAACACGATCAACAACAAATGTCGCGAACCGTTCAATGTATGGAATGAGTACGCCACCCAATTCCTCTTGAACGTTACCAATGGCAACTTTCATACGATCAAAAGCAGTAGCACTAGCAGCAGCAGTGCCACCGACTTGTGATTCAATTTCGCCTAAGATTATTTTCTGCGCTTCAAGGACTTTCCCAGATGCCATCAAAGTTTTGATCTGTGCCTTCTGTTGGTCAGTGAAGTTAATACCAGAACGTGTAAGAGCAGTTATACCTTTGATTGGGTTTGATAATGCTTTACCAAGTTGAATAGCAGCCGAATCAACAGAGCCAAAAACATTCGCCAAGTCAAGACTTAGCGCGCTTGCTCGGTTGAAAATATCATTTCCCGCGCCAACTTCATTGCGGATCTGCTTGAACGTCAAAAGCAAATTCAAACCAGTTTGTATCGCTTCATCATCAATGCCGGTTTTCAAAGACAAAGAATTAGCCAGATCACCAATTTGTTTTGATGTCATGCCTGCTGCGCCACCGGTTGCTTTAATGATCGCTTCGGTTTGACGCATTACTTTCTGCGACTCATAAGCAGCGTTCGCTAAACTGCCACCAACAATTCCTGCTACGCCTGCTGCGATGCCACCAAACTTTGCGAATGTTTTGCTTGCGCTCGTGAAAGCCTTATCGGTATTGAGCAATGCGAAAGCACTGCGCTGTCCGGCACCGTCAAGTTTTTTGAAGTCACGAATTGCTTTCGTGATTCCACGCGAATCAAATGTGGATATAACTGGAACAACGACAGCCATTTACTTCATCAACTTTCCGAATTGCCCCAAAACGTTTCTTGGCTGCGATGATGCCCGACGCGCTTGTGAAAGACGCGTGGCTGTATCGGCTGCGATCTCTGCGGAGAAACGGCTTTCAAGGCTACGCAAAATGTTTTCAACATCTTTCGTCAATTGAGGAATATGTTTCTGAACGGTGCTCCACATTACGCGTGACTTCGGCTTTCCGCGCTTGCCTTTATTCAAATTCTTAATAAATGATTCCGCGCCATTGGTGCGGGTCTTGTTCGCCAAATCATAAATAGCACCGGCAGCATATGTCTGCTTGATACGCAAAATTGTGTACGTTCCATCAGAACGACGACGACGCGCGCCATCATCAGCCTTCACGCCACTGCGCACTCTGCTTTGTTGATATCTAGGGAAAGAAGCTCCGGCTGCGCTTGGTTGTTTGCGCCCACGATCAGTGCGACCATACTTTGTCCATTGAACACCACGACGCGACTGCCAAGGATCTTTCGGGAACTCTGCACGAACGGCACGCACTGTTGGATTTGCCTTCGTTATCAATTGCTTTTTGATGTCCTTGTATGCTTCTTTTTCAAAACGTCGCAAATACTGCACCGTTGCTTGAACTCCATGAACCGCGACTATTTGAGCCATGTTCCGATACTACAACAATTCATCTAGCTCTGATAACGCTTGGGCATTGCTGTTGGTAACTTTCGGCAACTCAAATGGAGAACGCCTACCGTTATTCAAATAAATCAACATTGCATTGATGTGGTCTTCCGGTTCACTAATTAAAACTGAAATTGGTATTCCTGTTTCAACTGCCAAATAAGCAAATAGATAGTGAGCGGAACCTAGTCCAAAGGGACTTCGTTACCGTCCTCGTCGCGAATTTCAATTTCCGCAACTGTGTTAATCCAATCCGGATCAAACTGCATCGTGGTGCGCTTCAAACGTTTTTCGGCGTGCCATGCCAGCCAAGCAAGATCTGTCAAACGTAGTTCTTCTTCAAACTTGGTAACACTACGGTTCCATGTTCTTTCAAACGCAACGAAGTCAGCGAATACCGCATCAACGTCTTGTTTTCTTTCATCGTTAAATACGATGCCCAAACTAATTTTCATTTGTGTCTCCTTCTATTGGATCAATTAAGGTCCAGTTGTTTTGGCAATACTTCCGCCGGTGAACGTCAATGTGGTCATGCTCAACTCTCCAACCGCACCAGCGACAGGTGTGTGGGAAGCAAGGAACGCGCCAGTGATCGTGTAGCGAGGATTGCTTGCGGAATCAAGACCCGAAGTTGGTTTGATAACAAGTGTGGTCGTTGTGCCAACCAAAGGATAAATGGTTGCTTCTGTTTTGCCTGCTGCATAGTCCTGCATCAAAGCAATTTCAACAGACAGGTTGCGCAAGCCACCGGTGAAGTTGTGTCCTGTGTCGCCAAACGCGGTTACTTCAACACTGTCCACTTCATAGTTGATGGTGACGCTATTGGACAAATCACTCAACTCAACGCTGTTGATGATAATTTCCGCATCTGTGAGAACGATCTTTGCCATAATTATTTGTCCTTGTTATCTTCCGACTTGTTGAAATCTTCTTGCTTTTTGTTGGCTGATGCTGGCTCAATATGTCCACCGTCAATCAATGCCTGAATATTAGCACCTTCAAGTGCTGTGTCGTCAATCGTCGCACCCTTCTTTGCGCCAACCAAATTCTCTGTCAATACTTTGTATGATGCCATTTCTTAACTCCTAAGCGTGAACTGTCAAACTCATTTGAATCTCTAAAAATTCAGATCCATTTTCGCTGACGCTCGTAATGTCTGCACCTGATGTTAGCACCATATCTTGAACTATTCCACCAAGCGTTCTGTCGCCTTCAAGACATGCGCGTATTGACTTCGCGCCACTATAAGACAAGAAGTCATCAAGTGAAGCGTGCGCTGTGCGATCAACATAACGTCCGACAACAACGTGGATCTCCCATTGCATCACTACGTCACCACCTTGAAAAGCCCTGTGGTAATCCACTTGTGACAATTCAGGATAAGCGAACGGTGGTGTGCTGGTTTGATCCGGCTGATAAGAGTAAGCTCTCAAACCGGAAATTGTCGCCAACCGTGTTTTCAAACCGGCTGCTACTTGCGTGACTGTTGCTGGCATTATGCGACGATCATTTGTCGGTATGGCATCAGATAATCACGAACGTCAGGATCAACCGCACGAACCGTAATAGCCATGTCAGCAAATCCCACAATGCCAAGAGCAGAGTTGTAACGAGCGAAACCGCGCATAGCCAAAAGAACGCACGCTTCACGAACATCATCAGGTACCGACGACCAACCAAATGTGCCTGTGAGTTGGATCGCTGGTCGGCTTGGGTTGAATAATAATGGAAAAGTTTTGGAGCCTGTTGCAGTGATCCGTCTATACGGTGTTCCGGTAACAGCGGTGTCTGTTGGTTCCAAAATATAATCCGACGCTGACCATGTGGTTTCAAAAGTACCATCTCCATTGTCGTCGGTGCGCAAAGTTAGTGTTGTTGAAGCAAGATCTGGGATCTCACAATAATAAAGAAACCTAGTGAACAACTGGATCGTTGCTTGTTTCTGATAAAAGAAAGTACCGCAATAGCCATCTATGCGACGTGATGCTGCTTCAATAGAGTTTTCAAGCAATACGTCATCTGCGTTATCGGTCAAACGCAATGCAGCCTTTACCTCGGCAAGAGTGCAATAGCCGTTTGTGATTGCCATGACCTAAGCCTTGCGCTTGGTGGCACGTGGTGTTACGGCACGTTCTGCTTCCGGCTCTGTTGTTGCAACTTCTTTGACCGCTACACCTAACGATGCCAGAACATCATCAACTTGCTTTGCGCGATCTTTCAAACCGCGACGAAGGTAGCCATCTTTTTCTGCCAACAGTGATTCAATTTGGTTTTTCATATCTGTCTCCTAATTATGAATGGGTGGTGACCACAACAGCCACCACCCACACACAAAGTTGTTTTGTTTGATTAGAAAGTTGGCGTGACCAAGCCGGTGCCACCGATCAATGCGAAAGCATTTGGGTAGCGGTTGGCTGTGTATGCGCTGTATCCATAGACAACCATCTTGACTTCAAGCTCGGCTGACTTTGGCTCTTCAAATCGCAACATCATTGGCTCACCGGCACCATCTTCCCAAAGATGTGACTCTTGGCTGTTACCGATAATGATTACGTCTTCGTTCGCACCTGCACCGTTTGTGGTGATTACGTTCGCGTCGGTGATCACTGGAAGACCAGCAATTGAATATCCGCTGTTGCCATAGACAACTGATCCGGCACCCACAGCAAAAGCGTTTTGTGCGCCATTGATTGTTGGAACTGCCAGTGGTCGGTTGTTGTTGTCAAGTGCTGCCAAGATGAAAGCCAAACGACGTGGGTGCATCAAGATGAAGTTCGGACCACCAAAGAAGTTGGTCTGAATTCTCTGAACGCCATCAAGGATTTTTGGATACAGTTCAGCAACCGTTGGGGAAGCATCTGTGTAGGTAATCACTTGTGTGATGGTGTTCGTCAAAGACGCTGCACTTGTTGTCACGTATGTGGAATCAAGGTTGGTGTGGTATGCGGAAACAAGATCTGCCATAACAAGCGAATCAATGTTTGTGCCACGCTCAATAGCCTGACGTGAAACGTTTTGCTGACCGGCAATTGTGAGAACGCTGATGTCCAGTTTGGTGTCGTCCATGTTTGTCTCTTGAACAGCAGCACCTTCGGTCTGAACAGCGGTTGCTGATCCGGTGGTGACTTTGCTCAAACTGATCGTGAGACCAGCATCAGGCAATTGATGGCGACGTGATACGTCCATGAATGGGCGACCAGCGCGTGCGAATGGTGCAGCAAGTTCGGTCAAGAACTGTGGCACAACCAAACCAGAGAAGTTGGCTGATGTGACATCACGACGCTCAATTGCTTCTTCTTTCATGTGACGAGCAAGACGTTCCTTTGCGCCGAAGTCGCCATTGAACTGTGCGTTGTATGCGTCACGAACGAACGAATCGCCGGAACGCTCCGAGTATGTGCGTGGCTCGGACTTGACTACGGCAACTGCCATGTCAATACCGGTTTCTTTGCGGATCTCTTTTGCTTCAACCGAACGCTGTTCAAGCTCTTGGTGACGCTTGATCTGATCGTCAAGGCTACGCACTTCATCAAGTGCAGCAGCAATTTCAACGTCTTCCTCTGGGGAAAGATCGCGTGCTTCGGTTTGTGCAACTTCTGTGATTGCTTCTGCTTTTGCAAGAAGCGCGTTGCGCTTTTCAGTGAGTGTGTCAGAATACGACATTTGAATACCTCTTGGTTTTATTGGGTTTTATGTGTGTCGCAAAGTGACTGTGTGAAGTGTCGCGCTGACGGCTTCTAGTCGGCTGTGCTATTTGTAACGCGCAATTTGGATCTGCCGAAGACGGAGAGCCAAGTTGTTTGTTTCTGCAATAGTAGCCACTTCTTGCTTCGCGCGCAACTCTGCGACGGTTGCTTCGTATGCAGGGAATGTCACTACGGAAACATCAAACAATTGCACTTCGCGCAACTCGCGTACACTGCGATCAGGATTCCATGAATCTTTGATTGTGCGGAATGCGAAAGACATTTGTGAAATGTCGCCACGACGCAAAGCGGAGATAAGTCTTGCTGCATCTGGGTTTGTAGGATCCAAGTCAGATTCAACCAATAGCCCACGATCATCTTCGGTCAAGGTCAATGTGCCAGAAGTGGAACGCGCCAAGGGTACACCTTCGTGGTCAATCAGCAAGCGAACGTCTGCGCCATCGTTGATTGTTTTCGTAAAAGCACCGCGCTTTACGTATTCAGTCCAAGGCAACGGTTCTGATGGCGAATCAAATACTGCTGCGTAACCGACGAGCTTGGTGCCGTCGCCCATTGCGCGCACTTCCATGTTGGAGAAAGCAATGCGACGGTTTTCTGTACCGTCTTCTGCTACTACCCAATTGTTAGTAGAAATATCTTCAACCACGTTTTGCATTCTTTCTTCTTCATCAAGTTGATCAACTATACGTTGAGCATAGTTCATTGTGCGTGTTGCTTGTCGCTTTGTTGAGCCACTTCCCCACAGATAGTGTGCCACAATTCCAGCAGTAATGTCGCCTTCGGCTACTCCTTCGGATTCAAGATCAACTAAGTGTCTTGCGATCCAAGGTGCGATCTTGCGCCATTTTGCTTCTGTGATTACTCCTGATGCCATCTTGCGTGCATCTGCCACTGTTTGTGGTTGCAAACCGTCGCCGGATAAACCTTCTTCGTGATATGTCAAACCTTTGCGCGCGTTGGCGCGCATGAAGTTTGGCGCAGAAAGATCAACAGCGCGTTCTTCAATATCTTCGTATTCATCGTCGTCCATATCATCGTCGCGTTCATTGATGTCTCCCAGTGGTTCAACTTCTTCCGCGATAGACACAGCAATCATTTGGTCAATGGCATCTTCTTTGTCTTCATGGCAACCTATGGTTTCGTAGGATCCGTCGTTGTTTTGTTTTACTGTTGCCCAATTACCGCAATCAGACTGGCTGTTTGAAATTCCGTATGGCATATCAATCACCGTCAGGCATCAACACCCAACACTCCACATTGTCACCGCTATCATCTTTGATTGCGTATAGGTCTTGTTTCGCCGGTATGACGAACGTAAGTGTTTCAAGTTTGTGAATGTGGAAACCGTTGTCAATAGTCACATCAGCACCACCAATATGCACAATCTCGTTGTCATTGTCATGATGTATATACACGGTTCTGTTTATGTCATCTGCTGCAACGATAACCGTACGAACGTTTGTGACTGTTGTTTTGTATGACTTCATTGTGGTGGCTCCGAATCTTTACCAATTGTAGGTAGATCCCCACCTTCAACACCTGCCATTGGCGCACCGGCAACACCAAGCACAAACTGATCGCCACCTTCGTATGGCTCCCTGTTTTCCATTGCGCGTGCTTCGTTGGGTGTCAATGTTCCCGACATGATCTGTGCCTGTTGTGCGCGAACTCTTGTGGCGAGATCGGCGCGCATGAACTCATCAGCATCAAAACGTACACGCTGACCCAAAGGCAATAACGAACTGATCGCGTCTTCAAGACGACGCATGTATGGCAACAACGTATAGCGAACGAAGTTAATACCGGATTGTTCCACGTTTGAATACGTTTGTGTGTCGCCACCGGAAGCATTCATTAGGGCTGGCGGTATGCGATACACGCGCGCGATGTCGCGCACGATGGCTTCGCGATGTTCCAACATTTGCATATCAGCAGCAGATGTAGTCACTGGTCGCCATTTCAAACCGTTGGTCAATACTGCCGGACGACGACGTTTGTAGTGCGAATCTTCCCACGTGTCACGCAATACTTCTGCGGAATCTTTTGATAGTGCTTGATCTGTTTCCAATACGGAAGATGGCGTGGCACCTTCGCCATAGAATTGTGACAAGAAACGTTCCATAGCCAACGATGTGCCGATAGTGTTTCGTTGCGCGTCTAATGGCGAGATTGGGCGTAGCCTGTCGGGGAATTGCAACCAATGAACTGCTTTGACGTCGCCGGTGCGGAATGCTTTTTTGTCCATTGAATAGATGATCTCATCATTCTCCATATAGACAGTAACGAATCTAGGTGGCAAGTTGCGTAACTCAACTGGCTTGATGTATGAACTCAAACATTGTTTGATGAGCATTCGGTTTTTCTAACAACGAGGGCTTTTCAAGAATGATTACCCTGTTGCGTTCTTCGCGAACTAAGTTCAATGGCATAGAGGCGAGTGAATCTGCAATGATCGTCACAGACGCCAGCACTGCCGAAGAAGCAAGAGCAGAAACTTCATCAACGATCTCGCCGGAATAGTTATTGAAAGCGGGTCGCGCGGTTACTTGGTACGGATCAATTGAAACCGGCAAAGCTCTTTTCTCTATGTTTCGCCAAACGCTCACGCTGCTAATCCGCCTGCCACTATCAGAATAATTCCGCCCACAATGAACGCAACTGGAATAGAGAATAGCCCAATACCATACATCAGTGCTATAAAGCCAACCATCTCTAATACCGTGCTGAATGACGGTAACATTTTTCGTAGTGTTTTCATGATCTTTCCTAATCCCAAACGTTGATAACTTGTGGTTCTGTTCCTGTGCGTGGTCGTGAGTTTGCGCGATCCAATGACATAACCATAGCAATACACGCGTCAATCTTTCGCTTTGACTTTCCCTTAGATAGTCGCCAACCGTTCTCTGTCATACGTTGCGCTGCTGATAACACTTGGTCTGTGAACGTAGGTGAACCGTCATGTGCGACGCGGTTAGACACTATGAGTTCGTAAGCGTTACCGCAGGCAGGGATCATTCGTGAACTTGTCTGTGGGTACTCAACCATTGGCAGACCATCATCGGAAAGGATCTCTGCTGACCTTTGGAAGTACGCAGGGTCATAAGCAAACTCTTTGACGTTGTAGTTCAAATGGAGATCGCGCAGATACAGTTCCACATCGGCAACATCAACACCCTCATCAGATGGTTGCCAGATCTTTGAACGAGTAGCAAATTTGCCTTCTTCATTTTTCTGTGACCAAACAATGGCTATACTGTCATGCTTCAAAGCCATGTCAATACCGACAAACGTTGGCGCATCAAGGTCAAACTCAACTTCCCCGACGCATTGTTCCCAAGCTCCTATTGGTAGCCATGATTCCTGTGAGCGTACCCACTGGTTCAAACGCCAACGCCTGAATGCCATTTCGCTTGTCTGTTTGGTAGCCACCATCAGATCTTCTGGATCCAATAAACCTTCCGCGACGTTCGGGTTGGATATGTTCCATTGGCGCACATCATCTACACGGCAATCTGCTTTGGCTTCCCACCACCAAAAGCCAAACGCCTCGTCGTCTATTTCGCTTGCGGAAACGCTTTTGCCATATTGATATAACTGACCACAAAGAGAGTCCAAGTCATAACCGGCAGTTGTAATGGAAACAACTAACGGTTCAAGACGCGCTCCTGATCCCAACGTCATCTGATCGTACAGATCTGAACTTTGCTGGTTCCATAGTTCGTCAAACAGCACCAACGATGGATTCAAACCAGCCTGACCGCGAAACTCTGACGACAATACGCGAAACACAGAACCGAATCGGGGCATCTCAATTGCGTCACGATACACGTTGCACTCTTTGGAAAGAATTGGCGAATTCAACACTTGTTGTTTGGCTTCACCGAAGATGATCCGTGCCTGTTGCCTATCGCCAGCCACCGCGTATATTTCCGCACCGGCTTCGCCAGCCACAAGACCATAAACAGCAATGGCAGAACCAAGTAAAGACTTGCCTTGCTTACGTGGCAAGCCAATCAACGCGCGCCGATAACGTAGCCTGCCATCATCGCGTCGCTCATACAGCGAACGCAAAAGCCATTTCTGCCAATCGGTAAAGTCCAATTGCAAACCAGCGCGGAAACCTTTGAGCACGTTGAAGTGATCATTGGCGAATTCAATAATGTCGTCGCCATCTGTGGTGGCATATTTGCGTGGCGTATAAAACGCCGGTTCCCATTTTGCCTTAGGTTCCAGCGCGCTTCTGCGCGATCTTTGCGTGGAGTTTGGCGAACTCATTTGATGATGCTCCTTCCCCTGACAAGTTTCCTCGTTCTGTCGGACTGAATCCCAAGTCACCCAAAAGTGTAGTTATCTGACGATCCAATTCACGCAAACCGCGACGGTCACGCCACGCTGACGGATCCTGCGCCACGCGCGCACGCAAGACCATTCGCTCATCAACCAGTTCGCAACAAATGAGCATCAACTCGGAATCAATGGTTGGCTTCAACCAAACCGCGCCAGACAACCACATGCGCGACCACAATTCAGATCCATATTTGCCCAAAGGACGCGTTGGTTCTGGCACATCATCATTTGGTGCCATCGCCGGAAGCGCGACCAAATTGGTTTTTGGCAAAGCTCTTTTTGATGGATTCCCCAAACGTTCTTTTCTTTCAACAGGCTTTGGTTTCCTGCCGGATCCTTTTCCGCCCATTTTTATTCCTTTTTTTCTTTCCCATAAAAACACGATAATACGCGGAGATCTACGTAGTCT